TCATGCTTCTGCCCACACCATTGCTTTCTTGCCTGTGACTTTGCATGGGCGTTTGTACGGGTTGCTGACAAATCCTTTAAACCTTAACTCTGGCAATCTTTTCCAAGGTGCTGGTATGCCATTGCTTAATAATTCGATCTCACGCGCAGTAGACTCTGGGTTTTCTTTTACAATTTTCAAAAACGCAAACTGGTGCGTCAAAATCAGGTCTTGAATCGTTGCATATGCTGCAGTGCTGTTTTCATGAATCATGCTGCACTCCTTTCCTTGTTATATTTTTTTTTTGCTGTAGGATTTAACTGCGATTTAATAATGTGAGTTAAACCTCCACTTTCGCCCCACTTCGCTAAGTGAACTGAGCCTTTGTAATCAGGTAACAATTCTTTGTAATCGCTTTTTAGTTTTGGCTTTGCTAAATAATTCTTCATCCAAATAATCCTTTTAAAGCTGCTGCCTGCTGGTTTCCATACTCGCGTTCATCATCGGTTGGTTGCCTCGCAATCATCAAAGGCGTTGTATTTGACTGCCTAGATTGCTGCGCTGTTATTGCGTCATAAGCCGGACCTTGACTATGACCTTTAAACTCTGCGTAGCTTGGTGGATAAACCTTTTCCTTTCGCTGCACAGAAGCCTCAATGTGCTGCTCTAGATTGGCAAATGCCTTACCAAAATCATCCATTGTAAAATCAGCTAATTTGCGGCTCCAGGTTTCAAACTTTCCGTTAGTCAGACTAGGCAAGCCGTTAACACTGACCCAGAGGTTAGGAAACAACTCTTCCATGCGAACCCAAAGTTCAGCCATAATCCTAGTGTGCTTGGTTGAGTGATTGGACGAGTTCATTTGCGGCTGTTCGCATTCGGTCTGAACTTGTAGTGCGACCTGGTTGCTGTTGATTAGAGCCATTGAAATATCCTCCGTTGGTTTTATTTGTCTGATTACGTTGAAGCCAACCAATTACCGATGACTTCCAGTTTTTCATTGGGGTTTTACCGCCAACCAGCCAACCATTAGATTCAAAGTGGTGAAAGAATTTAGTTGGTTCGTTAGGGTTAAGAGATAAACTATTTTCTTGGCAGTAATCAGCCATGAAGTTTTCAATCTCATCAATCAATGGTTTAACAAATACAGCGCGGCTTTTTCTTTTTACTGGTTTGTTGATATGGTTTGTTATTTGGTTTGTTACTTGTAGTTGGTCTCTCAGTCCAACATCGCAGTTGGTCTCTGAGTCCAAATTGGAGTTGGTGTCTGGGACCAAGTTGGTCTCTAATGCCAAGTTGGTCTCTAAGTCCAAATTGGTAAGTCGTTCTGGCATACACATCGTGTACTGATTACACCCTGTAAAACCCTTCTTCTTCTTAGTCAGCCAGCCCTTCTTTGCCAGGCTAGTCGTAATCTTAGAAATGCGCGTTTTATCGTTAATGTTAGAACGCTCAGAAAGTGCCTCCAGGCTTGGAAAAACTAACTCGCTTACTTTGCCCCGATAACTAAACAAAGCCAGTAAGACGCGCCTCTCTGGATCTGAAAGCATCGAATCAGTTAAAGCCTCCAATGGCGCAACCAGAATGTTCATCCCAAGCCCCTCTCGCGTATTCTCTCTGCATCTATGGAGAAGTTCGGAAAAGCGTCCGATAATTCTCTACACAGTTTTTCGTGAATTTCGAGGTCTTGTGAAATGAGAAAATTAATTCGTTCGGTTTTAGAAACGCCCAGTGCAGAACACATCTTGCCGAAAACTATATCTCGCCCTAAATCGATGTTGACCGTCATTTTATATTTTTCAGACATTAAGCAACCTCTGACTGAGCAGTTTGATTTGTTTGACTTAAAAGCTCTTGGATCTGATAGCCGCGAAGAGGTGGAACAAACTCACCCCACTGACAAACGGCTGAATGGCCGATACCGAGGGCTTCCGCTAATTTAACAACACCGCCAAAGGTAGCGATTGCTTCTGACTTTAATATTTTCATGTTAGTAATGTTACTGCAGGCACATTATGCTGTCAACCTCTTGAACACCAATAACATGTAAGCTGGCTGACATACACACAACCAAAGGTATTAAAAATGTTAGACCTAGGAAAAAGAGTTAAAGGATTGCGAAAAGACCAGGGCTGGACTCAGCTAGACCTGTCCAAACGCACCAATTTAAGTCGAGGGCGTATTGCTCAGATAGAGACTAACCCTCTAGCCGAGGTGAAAGGCGACACGTTGGTTTCGCTTGCAAAAGCATTTGGGTACTCAACTGAACAGCTTATTTCAGATGACGAGCTTGGACTTTTAGCAGGATTGAAGCTTCAACCAATTACAAAGAAAGCACCAGTAATAAGCTGGGCTTCTTTGAGGGATATACTAGAAGGTACATTTAGTATGGATGAAAGTTATCAGTGGGTAGGATGCCCACACGATATTAGTGATAACGCTTTTGCGCTGGAAGTGCAGAATGATGTCATGACAGCCAATAACGGTAGGTCATACCCTAAAGGGACGCTTATTTTTATTGATCAAACAAAACAATCAAAAACGGGAGATAGAGTAATAGCCATTGACAAAGAAACAATGGAGTCAGTGTTTAGGGAATACGTTGTAGATGGTGGTGTAAAGTATTTGAAACCATTAAATACTGCATACCCTATTCAGAAATTTAACGACAATACCCACGTTATAGGAGTAATAGTCGGTTCATATATAGCCGAATAAATATTATGAATAATTTTAATTTTTCAAAAATGCGATGCAAAAAGCTAGCGTATATGCTTGAAGATGGAATCTGGAGTTGGTTTATACCTTTCACAGACCACATGAATCAGCTACTACCTAAGCATGCGGTTGCGTCTGGCAATTGTAAAACTCAAAAACAAAATCTAATGGGCGGTAAATTTGCAGAAGATCAAGAACCTCAAGGGCCACCAAATACCTAATCGCCCAAATTAATAAGAATTAACTCGCTTTTATTTGCACCATCCCCTCCCAGTAATACCCAATAAATCCTAAATTTTGTATTTAAATCACTTTTTATCATACATTTCAGACATTCTGTTTCTTTTATGATGTTAGTGTGCTAACCTACTTAGCATACATAAAGACATTTGGAGCAGCTAATGAACGCATACAACTACATCAATAAGCACTTTGACAGAAACGAAAGTGGGCAAATAATCACCCCTGACCTTTCTGATTTTATTGCTGAGTTTACCGCACAGGATTCATTTACTACGCCAGAAGGAAATGTTGAGCCTAACGATCTGCTTGAAGATATTTGCCTATCTAACCGCCAAATTAAACATAACGATATTCAAATGGACGCCTTAAAAGGTGAGCTGCTTAGTGATGCCGATGCCGCAGCTAAGTGGCGTGGGCTCGTTGCACTAATGAATGCGGCAGCTAGTGACTTTTATAATTCTAACATTGTTCCAGACTATCAGGGTGGTGACTTATGAATATGTCAGGTTACACGCTGTTGATTAATTTACTGGGTGTCCTTATCTGGGCAACAGTCACAGTCTGGTGGACAGTTGGAATGACAGCATGAGCGCGTCAGTCCAAGCCTGGCTGTTTGTTGTAATAATAATTTTATGTGGAGTGCAGATATGAATAATGTAGCGCAAATAAACCCAAGCATAGTGTATGAGCCTAGCCAAACTACGCATTGGAGAACCCTATTTCCGAACAAAACGATGTTGCTTGGTTCGCATAATTTGAATGAAGGTGAAGAACTGGTTGCAACTATCGATCATGTCGAAATGCAAAGCATTAAGAACAAAAGTGGGCAAAATGAAGAAGTGCCAGTAATCACTTTTATTAATGCTCCACCAATGGTGATGAACATTACCAATGTAAAAACCATTGCCTCTTTGTACGGCCCTAGTTACCACCACTGGAAAGGCCAAAGCATTCAGATATACGCAATGATGGTAAAAGCATTTGGCGATGAGGTTATGGCTTTGCGCGTCAGGGCAGTAATACCTGACACCAATGAAAACATTGACCAGTATGTAAACAGCCTAACTAATTGCAACACAATGCAAGAATTAAAGCAGGCGTTTACTTTAATACCAAAACATTTAAAGGCTCGTTTAAAAGAGCATAAAGACACCATGAAAAACAAAATAGGGGCTTCAAATGTATAAAGTAGACATGGAGCAGAAGTCTCTAGATTGGCTAAAGGCTAGGCATGGCAATGTTACTGGCACTAGCCTTAGTAGCGCACTGGGCACACCAGCAGTCCAGAAGACTTTGATGTACTCGCTTATAGCTGACCGCATGACTGAAGTCCAGATGAGCGATCTAAGCAGTCCTGCTATTGATCGGGGCAATGAGCTTGAGCCATTTGCAATTAAAGCTACATCGGCTGAGATAGCCATTGATTTTGAAGAGACAGGATTATTGCTAGACGACAAATACCCACGATTTTCAATATCACCTGATGGAATATTTGAAGATGAAAACGGCTTAATTATAGGGGGCATTGAAACAAAATGCCCTAACTCTAAAAAACACGTTGAATACTTGATGAAAGACGAGATACCTAAAGAGTATTTAAACCAAGTAAAAGCACCTTTTATTATGTCTGATGACGTTACATTTTGGGTCTTTGCCAGTTTTGATGATCGAAATTATGAACGCCCACTATTTGTTAAGACAGTCACTAGAGATGACTTTGATGACATTGATGAGTGCAGAGTTAAGCTATTGAAGTTTTTAGATGTAGTAAATGAAGGTCATATGGATCTAACTTTTTAAATAACTGGAGAATTAAAATGAGTCAGTACGAAACGAATAATCGCGGAGCAATCTGGATGAACGTCAAAACGAAGGAATCACAGCCAGATTTTACTGGCTCTATTTTAGTGGATGGCAAAGATTACTTTTTAAGTGGTTGGAAACGTAAGGCAGATGCGAACCCAAAAAGTCCAGCACTAAGCCTGGCTGTGACAGTTAAGGATAAACAACCTCACACTCAAGCTCCACAACAATCAACTCAAATGGCTCAAGCTAAGGCTGCTATGAGTGAGTGGGACAAAGGACCGTCTGATGGCTTTGGAGATGACGATATTCCGTTTTAGAGGTAACTATGGAAAATAATG